GGCGATCTTGTTGACAAGTCCCCCGTAAACTGTGAACGAGAGAGGTCGATTTTGTTGACGTTTGTTGACAAGAGTGCATTTCATTAAATCGAGCTAGTTTCGACTGACATTTTAGAAGCAAACGCTCTTAATTTATCTGAAACATCTTTTGTAATGTGTCTTTGTTCTTTCAAGAGTAAGCTAACCATTTGACCTGTGATGCCTAGATGATTACCGAATTGTCGCATATTAAGCTTAGATGCCTTGAAGATTTCCCTAAACTCTTCGATAGTCGTCACTTTATCCTCTTTCCTTTCGAGAGCTGGCATCTCTTTATGAGTTTGGATAAGTTTTAATTCTTCGCCTAGCCATTTTGGTGGAGTTAGCGTCAGAGAACAATTAAAGGGATCTACGCATTCGGAAGGTAGAAATTTTTCTCCAGTATGGAACCAATCTCCTAAATACCCATGTTCCTTCATGTAATTAAGTTCAGATTCCAAAGATCGAAGGTCACGCATTTTGTATCTTCCCGAGGGATCTAAATCACACCAATCCATTAGACTTGAAATAGAAATTTTTTGTTGTGGATTCATTCTCCAGAAAATGGCTAGTAATGGGGTTAGATAGATCGTAAGAGGATGTTCTCTGTGGTTTTCTTGAGCGATTTTTTTAAGTAATTTTGTATATTTTGCCGCATGTCCATCTTTGGGTTCAAATGCATTTTTATACCAAAAATCGGTTGCTCTTAGCTTGATCTTTTCATCGATAATGACTTTGTCGAAAATCTCTTGTCTAAACCCATCGATGCTAAAAAGACGCTCTCCTTGGATGACTTCTTTTTTTCCTTCTTTTTTTCTAGCTGTGATGAAAAGGCTTTGGAAGACTCTGATGATTTCGCTAGAGGTCTTCTTTAAGTCATGATCGAAAGTTCCATTGGCTTTCTTTCTGTATCCAAGGCGTTCCAAGTGATCATTTACACTCCATATGAAATGACCTTTCCTAAAGTTTTCTTCCAAGCCAATTAAGAAGCCTAAAAGATGACGCAGCCCTTCAGCACCGAAGGTCCGTTTGATATATAGAGCTAGGCTTACCTCTCGAAAATGAATATCCGATTTAAAAAGTGAAATATCGATTTCGGCTTCAGCTTCTACTTTTGGATTGTCGCTGACAACTGCAATGTATTTTTCTTCCACAGATTCACGACCATTCAAATATGAGGTGGTTTTTTCGACTTTTAATATGGAAGAAAGAAATTCTTCTGCTTCTTTTTGTTCGATAGCAGTCCATTCGGAATGAGGTTTGCTTAGTAGACGTCTTGGGATCATATCAGGCTTTCCAGCGAACATGGCAAGGAGCGTAAACATCAATGCATGCGATGGAAGTGCAAAAGTATCTTTATTTGAAGATTGATCGATGATTTTTTGAATAGCCTCTTCAATCAAAGAACGTTGAGCTGTAGGGCCCATCTCATTCAAAATGTTTTTCAAAGAAATCAGTTGGTTAGGAGAGAAATTCTGAATAGGCGATATGGCAGATTCCCATTCCTGTTTTTCCGAGGATTTGATTTTTAAAGACATGCCAAGCAATTGCATATCCTCAACGGAGTCTAAAATATTGACGGTTTTTCCCGTTTTTTTATCGACGACATGGAGTTGGTAACTTGTTTCTTCGTCCTGACCTGGAAGGATGAGTTGGCCAACAATAGGCGTTAAAGGCGGTTCTCGTTTTGTCTTTTTCTGTTTCGTTTTTGTTTTTTCTTTAGTGGTTGTTATCTCGCTCATTTTTTCTCTCTTAGTGTAGACAAGGGCCTGTCAAACACCAAAGAGATGTTTTGATTGGCTGGGCCGTTGCGATTTTTAAGGACTAAAATATCAAGATCTACGGTCCTGCCCATGAGCGACTCGCCCTTGATTTCTGCTTTTTCTTTGGCTTCATTCCAGATTCCTAGAACGAGCTTGGCGTCGTTCTCGATATCTCCTGCTTCGCGTAGGTTATCAAGTCGCAAAACTTCTTGTCTCGTGTTTCCCCTCCCAAGTTGAGCTCCCAGGATAATCGGCACTGAGTTAAATTTGGCTGTTTCTAAAATAGTTTCCGATATTTTTTGAAGTTCTAGCTGCCTTGTAGAGGATTTTCCTTTGAATTTGATTTTTTGAATGTAATCTATGAAGATAGCGCCAATTTTTCCGCGCTCTTTTAGATTTGCTATGACTTTGCTTAGATCATCCACAAAATAAGGAAAATCGCTTACAACGAGTCTGTGGCTTTCTGTAAGGGATTGGAGAAGAGAGATCCCTTCATTGATTTTGGGGTTTTTTGTGAATCCTCCACGAAGATATCCTTCCAAGTTCGCTAGGTTATTAGCTTCGTTGATGAACTCTCCAGTAAGGATATTTAAGACTTTTAGCATAATCTGATTTTTAGGTTCTTCATACGAAAAAAAGTAGAACTCTCTGTCTGGGTAGAGCTTGACCATATTGACGAAGAAATTGAGCAATGTTGTTGTTTTGCCATGAGATGGCCTTCCAGCAATAATAGTGATGGCTTCTTGAGGGATTTGAATCGTCGCATCGATCGATTTGTACCCCGTTTTTAAGCCTTCTTGAATGGTCGATAAGTCATTTTTGAGGTTTTCTACGGTATAGGGCTTAAGAAGGAAGTCATCTTTTTTATGCTCTTTCTTTAGTTGGGAAAGAATCTGCTCTGCTTTCTTGATCTCGCCTTGCGAAATAAGCTTTTGAGCATCATCTAAAGACTTTTTATATGTCTCCTCTTCTTCTTTTTTCTTTTGCTCTTTCAGAGATTTTGCCATGATGTCGTCGATTTCAGTCGGACTCAGATTGAAAATCATTTCCATCTCTTGCTTGAAGATGTTTTTATCCAAAGCATCTTCAATTTTAACATACTCTTTTGAAGCTCTTCCCAAAGCTGAATAACGACCCATGTCGGTGTTGAGGTCGTCTTTATAAGCAAAATAGGATGGTAGCCATCGTACGCGCGACTGTGCATTTTCCTTAATTAACTTTTTGAATGCATCTGCTCCGTGTGCTTTGACATATTCATCTGGGTCTTTATGCGGACTAAGAAAATGAGGAGGAAGAATAAATGCTTTTATGCCGTTTGTCTCTAGGAGATCTGAAGCCTTTTTGGCTTTCTCGATAGATCCTATTTCTCCTTTGCTGTCTTTTGAATCATTATCAAAAATGATGATGACACTTTCTATTTCATAGATTTTTAAGCTTTCTAAGTGTTTGGAAGATAGGTCCCCCTGGCCTGTTGCTACGATATTTAAAATGCCAACGCTAGGCAGATATGCGGCATCTGGAAGTCCTTCAACAAGGAGTAGTTGGCTTTCCCGCTTGCATTTATATATGTTAAATAGATCATCTTTTTTAAGACCAGCTGTGTAGCTCCATCGATAGAGTTTTCCTTCTGAATCTGGAACCCCTTCTTTGATGGTAGCTCTTTTGGCAAATCCGAGAATGCGACCAAATCTATCTCTATAAGGGAGCGCTGCTCTAAAATTATCGCCGGCAACTCCATTGAGTTTCATTTCACTGATTTCTTGATGTTTTTCTATTGGAAGCTTAGACCTTAGGTAGTCTCTGATTTCAGCATCTTTGGGCCAATAGATCCAATCTGTAGCCAAAAGTTTTGTGGGTTCGTATCCTCTTATTTCAGTCAGATATTGAAAAGCCTCTTTGCCTTCGATCTTTGCAAGCAACGTTTTTCCGTATTCAAAGACTAATTCATACAGATTGGAAAGAGAGTGCGATTTTTTTGCTTCAGGAGATATAGTTTTGTGGTTTTTCAACTCTTCAAGTAAGTCACTTCGAAAGATTTCTGCTAGGTATTTGCAAGCGTCGACATAGCCAAAGCCTTTTTCTCTTTGGACAAGGTCTATGGCATCAAATGATTCATTGCAGCTAAAGCAGTGGAATTGGCTCCAGCCAGAACCAAGCCTGAAGCATTGACCGCTCTTTGATTCGTGGCCGGAAACGCATTTCCCCACTAAATAAGCCCCAACGCGTTTGAGGTCTAATTTATGATGGAGGTCTAGATGCTCAGCTACGGCTTCAATTCGTATGGATGCCTTGAGTTTTTCTTTTACATAATTATCGATCATAATTGTCCCCGCAAGCTTCTTTCAAAGCGAACTATTTCCTGTTTATTCTGTCTGCTCATCTTCCATTTTGATTAACCACTGAATCGCTTCGCAAATCATCTCTGATTTTTCTGTCTTTCTTCCTTGCAGCATCCTATTGGCATAGAGATCATTAAAAGCTTTGTAAATGTCCTCTGTTAAATTGAAGGTCATTTTATAAGTTGGAATCTTTTGTGTTTGCTGCTTTGAAGTTGGAAATTGAGAAGACTGCCTGATTGATTGAAAATCTTGCTTGCGGTCCAGATGGATTTCTGGTTGTCCAGATGGATTGATTGTTTTTTGGGTGGATTTATGGATAGCTGGTTGATCGGTTTTCTGGACAAGTGGTTTTCTGGATGGCTGATCATCTTGATTATTTTCTTTCTGAGTATCTGGATGGGTGGTTTGTTTGTTTTCTGGTTTGCCTTCTTCCTGGTTGTCCATCTTCCCAACCGATTGAGTGTCATACATTTCGTCAATCGACAACTTTGCTTTTTTCTTGATTTCATTAATTCCTGACATAGCTCAACCTCTCTTCAAGTTCTTTTGTAAATTCCCCATAGGCGATCGCGCTTGTGCTATCGGGAGCGAAATCAAAAATAGATTTAGCAGCTTCTTGTGATTCTTTTAATCTGACGTTTTCAGGAATTCGTGTTTTGAAAATTTTATCGCCAAATAGCTCATTGATGGCGTCGAAAATTCTCTTCGAGTGATTGGTGCTCATTTTAAAGAAGGTGAAGAGAACACCTAAAATCTCAGCACGGTGATTGACTAACTGACCGACTTTTTTATTAGTACGGTTAATTGTGTCCATGAAATTTTGCATGCCGGCCAAGTTAAAATAATCGAGGCCAACGGGGAGTATGATATAATCTGCAGCAAGCACCGCATTAGTTAACAAGGTTCCAAATGTCGGCGAAGTGTCGATAATGATATAGTCATACTGAATATCAATAAGTTTTGAGCGCAAAGCAAACTCTTTAGCCTGTATTTGAGCCAGTTTGACATCAGCCACTGCAAGAGAGACATCGGAGGGTAATATGTGTAGTCCTTCAATGTAGGTATCCTGTACGACGTCTTTGACGTTGCACTCCTCTTGACAGAGCAGCTCAGCGATGGTTTGACGATTTTCTGTTTTGATTCCAAGCCCTATTGTCGAGTTCCCTTGCGGGTCTAAATCTATCAATAAGACTTTTCTTCCTTCATAGGCTAAACCAGCCGCGAGGTTGATGCTAGAAGTCGTTTTTCCGCATCCTCCCTTTTGATTAGCGATGGCTATTTTGAACATGAATTGAGTCCTTGGGTTAATGAGTCTTTTAAGCCACCAATCTAATCGAGTCGCCTTTTTAAGTAAACAGTGAAATGATGATTTACTGAAATCAATGAGACTGTTAAGATGAGGTGCATCCTATATAATGGTTGAAGCAATCGATACAAGAAGGTAAGGAATGGCTAAAAAAACTGTTAAAGAAGCTCCTGAAAAGCCAAAAAGGGCTCGAATTACTTTAGAATGTTCTCCAGAAACGAGAAAAGCTATTAGGATAATGGCCGCTCAAAATGATAAGAGTATGAACGATTTCATTCTTTCAATGGTGACAGAAAAAATGAAGTTAAAAAACTAACCATTCTTACTTCATTTATATTTTCGTGGCCCCATTTTCCCGAAGAAGAAGATGGGGACCAAAATTCCTTATTTTTTTATGCATAAAAAATAAATTCAAAACTTTCCATCTGGATGGGTTATTTTCCGGACATCCAGAACAACAGGTTGCTGGAGCATTGGTTGGATGTCTGGTTTATTGGGTGTTCAGTTATATGGATTACTGTTAGGGTGGCTGGTTTAAAAGATTCCCATATGGATGGCTGGGTTTATGGATTCCCATTTATATGTTAATCTGGTAATCCAGTTACCCATCTGGTTTATTATCAATATAATATATATAAAAACTGCTAAATTCTCGATGCTTATGCAGAGATTCTCGATGCATTTTCTGTCTTTTCTTTCATTTGAGCATCAAAAATCACAACTTTATTGTCTATTTGTTCAGTTGTCATACCAGACATGACGACATATTCATTTAAACACACTAAATAATTTGGATCGGCGTTCTTCCTCAAATTCGCGAGTGTTTCCAGGTTAGCAGGGGGAATTGAAACATCGGTGTGAGAATTGATAAATCCTTTTACAGCTTGCCAAGTGACTAATGTTCTATGAGGAACAATAGGTGTATAAAAAGGATCCATCCCTTCCACAGAAACAAGAACTTTATTAGATTCGATGTGATGCAAAATGTTTGGTGATCCATCGGTGTGAACGATTTCTAATGATCCGTAGCATTTCGCATCGAAATCAAATGAGATCTGCTTGCCAGGGTAAATGCTTTTAAAAAATTCTTGAGCTTCATAGTAATTCATTTTTTCTCCTAGATAAAATAAGATGCTGAAAATTGATAGCCACCGTTGTTAGTCACATTGTCTTGAGAGGTAATTCCTGCCCCATAGGCATAAGCACGATAAACAGTGGAGGCTATTTGTGCCTGAAGATTCGATACGTAAAAAGTGCCTACATTTCTATAAGCTCCTGCCACTATTTGACCAACACCTAATCCATCATTTCTAACTGTGAAGGGGAGTCCTCCGATATTGACTATTCCAGTTCCAGTGTTAGATTGTGTAGATGAGTTGTAAACGATATGACATATATTTCCGACTCTTTGGTAGTAGCCGAATTGAAAAAAATATACCTCAGAACCAGCGGTGGTGGCTCCAGTCAAAGTTGGAGTGAAAGTACCTTCTGAAAATGTTGAAAGAACGTTCGTTCCTGAATTGAAGGATATTCCAGAAAACCAAATATTTCCCGTTGCTGGATCGACTGTTAAAACTGTGGATCCAGAAGAGGGGTCTATTGTTCCGCTTGCTGCATGTGTGATCTTTAGTCGATTAGAATCACTAAAATCAACCCCTATAGAATAAGAACGCGTCGTTCCTATTGATAGTTGGTACCAAACATCACTAGATACTGTTGGTTGTGTGACAGAGGCAGAATTGATGATTTTAGCTTTATACAGCGTGTTGTTATCAGAATTATTTGTTGCCATCTCTTATCAAGACCCTCAATTCAAGTTTATTAGTCATTTATTGATTTTGTTTATTAAATAAAAACTAATCTTAATTAAGTTTTTTATATTAGACTTAATAATTTGATTTTAAATATAAACGTGTTTTTTATCCAAACACGCTTCATCATTTTTATATTCCTTTAAGAGAATTCATATTTAAAAATGCTCAATGATTATTATTTTGCCAATAGAACCTAAACCACCTGCTCCTGAATTAGCTTGAGCGGATATTCCGCCTCCGCCACCTCCTCCTCCACCCCCAGGATTACCTCCAGTTCCGCCAGTTCCACCTGTCGCTCCAGCTTTTGCTCCGCCGCCGCCTCCACCACCAGTACCACCACTAACTAAACCTCCGGTCGTAAGAGCAGAATTTCCATTACCACCGTTTAGGGTTCCTGTTTCTATTCCTCCGGACCCACCGGTTATCTTCAAAATAGAATTTGCATTTGTAATATTGCCGCCGGATCCACCAGATCTTGCAGTGCCCGTATCTCCGCCACCACCACCGCCTCCTCCAGTAGGTAATATATTACCTACTACTGCTTGTACGCTAGTTGATGAAGCTGTAGTTCCACCAGTACCCGTGCTAGCAGCAATCGAAGGAGCAAATTCAGTGTATAAATTACCACCAGAAGAGGCAGAAGTGTTAGTAGTTGTCCCTGCATTTCCAGGATTTCCACCAGCACTTATCAAATTTCCAAATGTTGTGTTATTCCCCGATGTTCCAGCATTACCGTTTGTGTTATCTGTGGTTTGTGCTACACCACCATTTGCAGATGCTCCCACTGAATATGATTCGGTATCACCAAAAAAAGAAGCAGGAATCGTATAGTATCCTGCTCCTCCAGAACCTCCCCCTCCCCCACCTGAAGATGCTGTAGATGATCCTTTTCTCCCAGAACCACCGCCAGCGCCTCCACCCCATAAAAATACTTCAACCCACTGAGTACGAGAATCCTTAGTCCATGTTCCAGAAGAAGTAAAGGTAGAGACTTTGCTTGAACCATTTATACTATTGCGTAAAACCACATTCACCCCTCTTAGAAATGCTCAATGACTATTATTTTACCAGCTGAGCCTGTACCTCCAGCTCCTGAATTAGCTTGTGCGGATATTCCACCGCCACCGCCACCACCAGCTCCTCCAGGACTACCTCCATTTCCGCCAGTTCCACCTGTCGCTCCAGCTTTTGCTCCGCCACCGCCTCCGCCACCAGAACCACCGCAGACTAACCCACCGCTAGTCACAGAAGGATTTCCATTACCTCCATTTATCGTGCCTGTTTCTATGCCTGCGGTTCCGCCGGCTACATAAGTAACACCATTTGAATTATTAATTGCCCCACCAGCTCCTCCAGATCTTGCAGTAACAGTATCACCACCGCCACCACCACCGCCTGCTGTAGGGGAAAAAGTAATTACAGCTGCTGGTGTATCTGCAGCAGTATTTCTTCCAGATCCACCAGGATTAGTTATAACGGAGGAAATAGCATACGAAGTATTTAATCCTCCACCGACACCATTAATCCCCGATGAAGTTCCTCCGCCTTGACCCGCAGATCCGCCAACCGCTATCATATTTCCAAATGATGTATTACCTCCGGCAGTTCCATTATTACCGTTTGTCGCATCTACCGTTTGGGCTACAGCCCCACCAGCGCTAGCTCCTATTGTATAAGACTCTGTGGCACCAAAAAACGAAGAAGGAGCAGAAAAATAGCCTGAACCCCCAGAACCGGCGCCCCCACCTCCGGAAGATGCAGTGCTAGTTCCCTTTCTTCCGGAAGCCCCACCGCCACCACCGCCCCATAAAAACACTTCTATCCATTGCGTACGAGGATCCTTTGTCCATGTTCCAGAACTAGAATTATAGGTGGTGATCTTAATTGAACCGTTTATAGCATTATGCGTGGCCACAAGCACTCCTTCTTTGTCAGAATGACTCTAACTGTCCTTGTAAATTTACAGACAAAATGTTAGCTGCCAACCGTGCTTTAGCATCGTTATAGGCTGCTTCTCTCTCAGCTTTACTGATGTCATCTTCCGGAGGTTTCATAATAGAAAGAGGTCTTACATAATCCTGTAAGTTTTCCATCCAGATATCTCCCATTGCAGCTTCCTGAGTTTCTTTTACCACGTAACCTGCTGGCGGTTGCCATTGAGTCACTCCATCCCACATGATGACATTGGTAACCACATTATTTTGATCTATGACTGCATATCTACTGCTCATCAATTTCTCCTTTAAAATATTTCAAACACGAGTTTAAACGACTGTCAAGTTTCCGACTGAACTTAGAACTCTCCATGTCGTATTGGCAACTACGCAAAGACACTCTAAAGCATCTCCAGCATCTGTAGAGGCTAGGCTTCCACCAACTCCAGCAGTTGTTGCCACGTTTCCAAATTTAACTGTTTGGGAGGCATTTTGTGCCAATAACCAACCACCTGCGCCATTTCCTGCGATTCTGAAAATAGTTCCTTGAGCTGCTGTCGTTGGAAGGGTCAGAGTGCACAAAGATGCATTATCAGCGATATATCCAGTATTAACGGCAATTGTTTGAGAAGTACCTGTGACATCTACCCAAGAGGTAACACCACCGCTTCCACCTGATGAAGCAGCCCATTTAACACCTGAAGTTTGAGCTGAGTCGGCTGTTAAAACAAAATTATCAGTTCCGACACTCAAAGGAGTGAATGTACCTGCTCCTGTGCCAACAAGGATAACTCCTTTCGCAGTATAGTCAGCAAATCCTATTAGAGTATCTGCTGCTCTATTTGGGAATGTATAAACGCCAGCGCCAGCAAATTGGTTAGTGAGAGTAAAATCTCCACTACCATTATGTGTGACTGTTCTTTTGGTGGTACCACCACCAATGCTAAATCCAACCGATAGGTTAGAGATATCTAGGTTAACTGATGAATTGTGAGCCATTTTTCTATCCCTCTTGTTATTTTTTTAAACGAATTTCATGAAAGCTATTCGTTTTTTTTAGAACTCATCGCTATACGCTTTAATTCAGGTTTGAGTCTGTTAGATGTTTTCTTTGGGGATTCTAATAGTTTGATTTCTTGGGTGATGTATTCTTGACTTTGAGCAATGAGTTGTATCAGGGAGCTTTCGAGGATAAGAAACCTGTTTCTCATTTCTTCTATGGACTGCTGGAGTGCAAAAATGCGGTTCACTTCAGTTTGTTGCTGGATAAGTAATCGTTTAGGCGCGCAATCTTTGATAATTTTTGGTTGCCCTTGCCCATTTTCCTGCCACCAAGATTCCAAATAATTAGGACATTCTGTTTCTGAAGAACATAATTTCGCCTTTACGAAAGGACAATTTTCACCGCATGAAGTGCATTCCATTGAGTTACCTATTTAGTTAAGCTTGTTTTTGGCATAAGATTCCTACTACAGCTAATGGCCTCCAAGAAGCACCATGATTGTGAGGTTGAGAAGATCCTATTCCATTGGAAGAGCCAGTTATTCCTTCCGTTGGAGCTCTTGGTCTTGGAGAAGGATTTTCGTCTTCTGTTCCTTTTGTGTGAGTGACTCCACTATTAGTAGTATTTTTACCGCAAATAATGTTGTGAGTATGGTTAGGGATTTGATTAATATTAAGTGTTGCATCAGACTGCTGCCACGTTCCTGCAACTGTATTTCCTGCTGGTCCATAAAGACCGCCTCTAAGAGCTAAAACACAATCACCTAAGAAATTGATCGGCAACCATCCATCTGGAGCGACATTTTGATAAAACCAGCACAATGTTCCTGCTGGAAAACCCACTTGATCAAATCGGATTTGATAATTACTCGAAGCGCGTCTAATCATAAAAAGATCGCTTGCTACAGCAGATCCATTTGGTAAAGTCGGAAAGAGAGAAATATCAATAGTGCGAACTTTATCAATTGTGACTTGCTTATCTGTTAATCCTTGGCGAATGATTGTTGTGTCTCCATCATCCGCAACTGAAGCGACTGGTAAGCCTGGAATTTGTACTGACATAAATCTCTCCTTAAGGTGTTGGGTAAGTTTTTGTCTGGCCCCAAACAAGAATGTCAGTAGCCGTTCCACCATTTACGATTTGATTTCCTGCTAAAGTTCCGGCTCCAAGAGTTAATGTATTATTCGACACAACTGTCAAAGAGGGAGCTAATCCTGGTTTTTTTGCTCCAACGGCAAAGATATATCGAGTAGGGTTTGCTAAATCTACGGCGGTTAGAGTGATCAAAGTTCCGACTGTTCCGTCATAAGGGAAAAGACCTACCCCATTTCCATCTGTCAAAATGGCTAATTCTTCTTGTTGCTTTAAGAAGGCGAGCCACCGATAGGTGTATCTTGCTAGCCAATTAAACCAGTTCCTAGGAGGAAATTCTAAACGAGCCCAACCTTCCAATTTCTTTTCAGTAGGGGGTTCAAGCACGTTATTTTGCCCTGATATTGGGTCTACAAAATCGTTTTCAGCCCATTCAGGTAAAATTGTAGGTTTAAGTACCATTGTTAACTCCTTAAGATAATGGTGGCTGCGAGCCGTTAAACATGATGACTTCAGCTAATTGCCCAGCTCCTGTCGTATCAATTGGGATTCCAAATTCGGCAAACCCTCCTCCGAAATCTGGATTAATTACCCTGCCAGCTTGCACAGCCAAGAAATCGCCTGTATTTATTTCTAAATTTACTAAATCAAATGGATCAGCTTCATTAGGTGCGACAAGAAGTAAATCCACGATGGGGTCGCCGCTAAAAACAAAAGGCAGCGGAGCATTGTAAGTTGCAGTAACTGGAATGTATTGAACACCTGCTGGACTGACAGATTGAATAGCAGTAATGAGTTGTTCGGGAGGATTTGGAAACACCAGACCATCAGTGGACATTTGAAAAGCTGCTGGATAATACTCATGGTAACGAACCTTATTTGCTTTTGTGAGAAATTTGAGAACGGTAATGACTTCTTCAGGTGTGCCATTAGCCTTATTTATAAAAATTTGAAACTTTAGCCTTTCTCTATAGTCTTCATCAGATTCATCAGGTAAACGTGCAAGACCTAGAATTTGACCTATTCCATCAAGCTGATCTCCAATTGAAGTCTCTAAAGAGCGTTGGAATTTTAAGTCTTGATCGACATTGTCTATCTCTTGCATTGAGGTGACAAAAGCACGAATGAACCTTTGAAAGCGGCTGTACTCTCCATCGACGAGACTTTGCTGAAATTGACCTGCTAGAAGGGCAATTGCTCTTTGAACGTGATTGGTTATTTTGACCATGTCACCCCCTGAAGCATTATTGTCAGCCTTTTTCCTGACGTCAGCAAAATGGTTCTTATCATACTGTCACCGTGATTCTTGTTAGATCGAAGATGGAAACTTCATTCTCTGCGATGACAATATCTGCTGTACCGAAAAGAGGACTATCGCCTGGTAAGTTTGTGGCTGCAATTTGCATCACGCCGCTAGCGATTCCAGGGACAGTGAAAATTTGAGCAAGAACGCGTTGCAATAGAACGTCTACACCTATACCTAAGTTAGATCCATATGTATTAATAGCAGCCGCCACTAAATCCTGACCATTAGGCGGAAATACTTCTTCTGTATATAGAGTCAAGGCAACCGTAACCCAAATGTAGATAGGGGTGGGGCGGCTGAAATTGATGACTTGGAATTCACCTTGTGAGTCGGTGATGGTAAATGCAGTATTTCCGAATGTTTGGATACCTGCTGGTTTCGTGGTCCAGATTTTATTTGCGACGTCAGCATCAGTGCCTCCTTGTACGACAGCTTCAAAACTTTTTGGAAATCTCCCGCCTTTAATAACTGCTGTTGCTTGTGAAGCTCCTCCACTTACAGTAAAGTCATTAGGAATCATAATCACTTCAATAGCGCTAGCCATATTCATCGTGATCGTTCTATTCGCAGTTCCACCAACGGTTGCCGTCACAACTTCAGGTTGATTTTGAATCAAGGCCGCAATGACATTCATAGTGGCTAAATGAGAAATCGCAAAAGTGACAGTTGGTAAGGTCACTCCATTGAGGATAACTACGATAGTGTTGCCTGTGACTAAATCTTGGTTTAGTACGATCAAAATAGGTTCTTGAGTCAAATTTCTATTCTCAAAAACGAAAGCAGAAGTGACTCCAGGAACTTGCTGAAGCAATCTAGCTCTAATGGATTCGACGGTCCCAGCACCCAATAATCGTAAGGAATTATTTCGACGGATTCTTAATTCTGCGTCTGTTTCGATGAGACGACCTGTTAATCCAGCTTTTGGATTATTTATTGATATCCAACCCGAAATAGGAGTTAGGATTTCTGTCAAAGTATTAATAGGAGCAGCGATTGGACCAAAATCTTGTGATAAGAAAACAATAGGGGTAGCTTGTGCTATGATATTTAAATTAGTCCCCACAGATATTGAAAAAGGCACATCCGAATCGTCTGCATTGATAGTGATGGTTCCATTCATATTATCTATAGCAGTCACAGGTTGAGTCCCTGCATTGATAACGGAGGCAAGTGCTGCTGTTAAGACATTATTTGATGCGGGAGCTTGATAAGTAATGGCATAAGTAGGTTGGCTTGCTCCGCCTGTGATTACGATTGAATTGACTACAACATTGAATCCAATATTTGGAATGATAGTGATGATATTAGCATTGGTTGGCGTCGCAGAAAGAACGGCAGGGGAGGTGGCAATTTGCGCAGCTAAAAGAGCTAAGGTCGTGTTGTTGTCTGTAGTAAAAGGAACAGCTGTTAATTGGATTCCATTGATAGTGGCTACTATAGAATTTGAAGCAACAAAATTTCCTGTGAAGGTAATAATTGGCCGTGAATATGAAAAGGCTTGATTATTGATTAAAACGGTATAAATTTGAGCTGCTAAAGCGACTACTTGAATGGTGGTAGACGCTGCTTGTGTTCGAGTGATGATCGTGTTTTGTTGAACAAAAAACACAGCTCCTGTATCGGGAATTCTAGCAAGAGCCCCTTGATTAATAAGGGTGCCTTCTAATCCAACACATACACCAGTCACTCTAGTTTGCTGAGCAGCAAGACGTGTAATGCCATTTAATTGGACAACATTATCTAGGCTAATTCCTTCGGCTGAGTTAGGATATTGGCTGAAATAAACATCTTCCATGTTTTCCCAAAGATCGGCTAAAACTTTTGAAAACACGCCAATTTGTTGGCCGAATATCGACTGTGGATCTAAATTGATATCGCCAAATTCTGCGAGCAGCTGATTTTCTAAATCAGTTTGAATATCGACTAATCGTTTAGCTTTAAATCCCTGGGTGGTTAAACCAAATGTCATGTTAGTAATTCCTGCGTTATCGTGATTTGCCCTTGAATGGTGTCCACAGAGAAAGTCACTGAATAAATACGTCGTGTATCGTCAAAATTACTTGAGAAACTGAGAATTTGGTTTACGCCTCGAGTAGAAAGAATCTCTTGCTTGAGAACGCTTTCCATTCGAATTTGATTGGGGGATTTGATGAAAAAATCTTGATAATAGGAAACGCCTGCAGTGATATCTAAGAACCATTCTCCCAAAATGAAGCGCAAGCGAATGGCTAAATTTTGAGCGATCTGGTCTTGATCCTCAACGAATTGCAAGTCAAAATCTTGTAAGAGTAAATCGCCAGTTGTGGTGTCTAGCGCTATATCTTTCATGAAGCCTCGTTAACTCAAAAACGTTTCCTAATACGTTTACAGATGAGTATTTGAGTTAATTAAGGTATTGGATACTTGAGTAGTTTTTAAGGGATTGTACCCTTAAGAGCATCTATAGATGCTTTTAATGTGGCATATGTCGGCACAGTACCTTGGAATATTGGGTTTCCAACTGCGGTTGTTACCGAGGTTGTCAAAATTCCTAATATTTTACTGACAATATCGAGAACTTCTGTAGAGCTGTTCCCGATTGCCACTTTACCAGCAGTTTCAATTTGAATATCACCGCTTTCTTTGATTCTTATATTAGAGCTTTTATAAGTTAAAAGCACGTCCGAGTTGTTTTCAGATAAAGAATTTTCTGTAAAAGGAAAAAGCCCCATGACGGCAACAGCATCGGATAGATCGAATTTTCTTGGATCATTGGGTGCTACATTACCACCTACCGATTTCCAAAGGTCAGTACTTCTCTCAATAAACAAAAGCAAGCAAGTGTCACCTTGAACAACTGGGAAAGTCAAACTAGCACCGCCTGCTTTTGGAAAAATCACAGGAACATTACTTAAAATTGGTAAATCCAAAGTCGTCCCATCTAAATAACTCTTTTTTAAAGCTGGTTGGATTTCAGCTTTTTGCTTCGTATAGTCATAAGAAACAATGACTCCTGGTAAAGCGGTATGGACGTCATAAAGTTGAAATTGAATTGCTTGTCTTAAAGCATCAGTGATCGTCGTCATTCTTCATCACCTTGTGCTATTGTTAAACAATCAAGGAGTCCATCGCGGACTTTGGATAAAGCCCAACCTAATTCTTCTAAGCCATCATCGTTATTTAAATAATAATTTACAAAATGATCCCTTTTATATCGATCGCCCCAACCACAAAATTCAATATTTAGTATTTGGTCAAGCTTTTCTCTTATTCTTCCTAAATCTTCTAAACGTTCTGCTTTCATACTAAAATCACTTCCATTATTGATCGCCAATTTGGGCCGAATAAATCTCCCTCATGCTTTATAGAAAATACGGCATAAGGTCCATTAAGTCCGATTCTTTCAGATTTGATATTGAGCCTATCACCTGGGAGAATATCAGGACGAAGAGTAGTGTGAACGATATATCCAGTTCGAGGACCATCTAAATACACCGCAGCTCTTTTATCTGTATAACGTTGAGGAATTCCGATCATGCCAGTGTCAGCATTGATTTCTACTGCTGGTTTTGAAGTTGTTCCATATTGAGGGATGATTTGAAGCTTTCCATTTTGAACGCTCCATCTTAGACCGAGTCTTAAAACAGCTTTATCTAGGGCATTTTTGCCCATTCCAGCATATTCGAACCCTTGCTCATAAACAACGTTGTCAGTAGCAGTAAACTCAGAAATAGAAAGCCCCAGTTGATCCGCAATCGTTTGCACAACCTGGCGGACTGGGACCTTTTCCTTGAAGCTGACCGTAATAGATTTCTGATTAAGAATTCGTTCTCCATCTCCACAATCAAGTGTAGTGACGATTTCTGGCTGATCATAGGCATGGCTGACTTGGGTGGTGTTACCAATGAAAAGGAGCTGTTCGCCTGCATCTTGCCTATAACCGGCGGATAATATGACTTGGTCTCCATAATCTTTGATCCTATTTCTATTTTCTTGACTAAGATTCCAGATTTTGACAGAAGCAGTATTGGTTGACCAGGCCAAATTTTTCTGAATAGAAAAGGAAATCCGAAGAGCAGAAAGTTTGATCGTTCCAATATAACCATTGAAAGTATCGTTTCTTAATCCCACCTCTACAGATGCTATTCGATCAAATCTTGCCATTTAAGCGAACTCCCCGAGAGAATAGTAAATGAGCTCAGTTACTTCTCCCATGTCTAGACGTTGAATTTTTCCTCCACCTCCAATGATGTTTTGGCAAACGATTTCTCCTCTGGGTTTGCCATCATTCACAAATTGAGCAGTTAAATCGTAGTTCGCAACGATTTTTATACCGAGAATAATAGGGACTAGATCACGAGTTAAAATGTCCATGACCCAATATTCATTCATGGCGTTCCATCTAAAAGATAAAACGAAGGTTTGATTATCCAATTCAATCTGTTCTTGCCATTGGGCTGGTTCTTTAAAAGGAATGATTTGCATTATGTCACTCCCAAAATTAGATTCTTGCTGGCTAATACATTAGGAAGAATTGTTGGTTGAACAGGAATTAAGGATTGAACACCTACATTAATCCCGCTTGAAGCTTGGTCTTTTAAGCTATTGACAGGATCATTTTGAATAAGAGGATAATTGGCATTGGATGCCACAATATCTCTTGGGATTTTGTTTTGAACCCCTCCAAAGATGTTTCCTTGATCTAGCTGCAATCTGACGCTTGTATCTATGACAAGCCTTTGTAATTCAATAGTGAAAGTTAAAGATTGTCCTGTTTTTACATCTCTTGGGACATCCAAAACTGTAATGGCCATGTTTTGATAAACTTTTAATCCGGTGATAACGGTTACAGGTTGTCTTGATTGATGAAGAGCGATCAGACGGTTAAATGCATCAATTGAACGATTGAAAGGGGCAAAAATACTAAGTGGAGTATCTGAAACAAGTCCGACAAGCACTAATACGTCGGGTTCATTGATAATGTGATCCGATATGATTGTGCCATCTTCAATCGGGTAATTTGTTACACGCGAAGAGAACCGATGTTCTTCGCGAATGGTGACGTCTAAGTCAATCGATCCGACTTTTGGACTGGGATACTTTTTTCCAAATAGCAGAGATAAAACCATTACTCCACCTGAGGATTGTTGTTAACGCGAGTTTTGGATAAGCACGCTTTTTTTCAGGCCTCTCGCAAGCTCGGAGCCTGAAAAAAACGTGCTTATTCAAAGCTGCTTAAACTGTGTTGTAAGCGATACTTTTGCTCAATAACATCTGT